GAAGGTTTGGGTCGTCAAGTTTAATTCCTCCGCAAACTTCAAGAATGCGGTTCATTGTAGGAACGTCAAGGACATCCTCTAGTGCATCTCTATCTTTTACCAATTCTGGTAATTGTTTTTCTAAGGCAATTGCACATGCGTCAATAAGAATTGTTAGTGTTTCGCCTTCTGTAGTTACAGTTGATGTCTTTTGAATAGCTTCCATGAATTTACGGAGCTCTTTAATTGATAGTGGTTTGAGCTTTACTGATTGCCCATTTTGTAGTTGAATTTCTTCTACATTGTATACGGTTGTAGCCAATTTATCCTCCTTATGGATAGTTGTATTCATTATAACAAATGCATATTATAAACACAAGCAGAAAGCCCCCGAATTTCGGGGGCCCCTGTTAATTACTGATTAGCTATTACGCTACCAATACACGGTCAATAATCTTGCCGTACTCCTGACCCTCGTATCCCGACATAGCGGTTGGGAGAAGACGGAAGGTTACTGGAAATGTTGTTGGCGTTGAACGAGCCAAAGAGAACTGTGACTGTTGTACAGAAAGAACACGACGTGCATAATATACACGCTCTGTTCTTGATGCTGATGCTGTTGGAGCTTGTCCAACTGCAACTAGCTGACGCTCTGTTGGTGCAATACCGAGTGCGCCTGCTGCGAGACCAAGTGTATCTTTCTTGGATGTACCAGAACCTGTTGAGATAATGGTATTATCTTGGCTAATAGCAGAGTTGTTGGCTGGATCATCTGGCTGTCCGAAAATTACTAGAACGTTTTCTAGTGAACCTTCTGACAATTCTGTTGCGATCATAACCTCCATCGCTGACTTGAACAGTTTAGCTGTATCAAGCAATTGGTCAACGGTAACTGAATCATATGTTGGATTATATGTAATCTGAAGACCATTGTTGGTAAAACCTACGTTTCTGTAATAGAAAGTACCAGACTCAACTGCGTTAAGAGTAGTTGTATAGGATGTTCCTGCTACGAATGCTCCTGCATTTGTTGTTCCTGGTTCTGCGTTCTCATATGATGCATATCCTGATGTTGTTGAATCGATGTTCGAAATGAACAATGGGGATGCACCTACGAGAATGTTTTTAGCATTACCTTGATTTTGTGCCATATTTTTATTTCCACCTCCTGGAATTCGTGGTATTTAGTTTTTGTAAAAAAATCGAGCTGGCTAGGCTTCTTTCCTCTTATCCAATTTTAGGCTATAAAGGGTCAAAAGGCAAACCTCAGAGGAATCTGCCTACCCCATCTACAATTCTTGAATATTTAATTTCAAGTATTACGTCTGTAGAGAAAAAGCCCTGAAGCTCCTCAGAAGGAGCAGTTGGGGATATGTCTGCTACAAAGATTGAATAAAATTTAAACTTGTTTGATAGACCCGACCAGTAGTTTACATCCCTTGCAGACTCGTCCACCCGTCTAAATTGATCTGTCATAAAGTTTCTAATCTCATTAATTTCAGAGAAATCGGTTGAATATATGGTAAATAGAATTTGTTCACAGCATATCATCCAGTTATCCTCATAGGACAGTCCTATCTTGTCATAGACTATATGCTTCTTCCCGCTCAAAAATTGATTCATTTCAGCGGTTTGCTGAACTGGGACGATTGGGACAATAGATTCATTTAAATTATCTGACCAATAATCTTCATCATCAAATATATTACGAGTCTTCAATTCATTCCATAAGAATTTACGAAGCTCCAACATTGCATCTAACTTATAGTTTACTGTCATAGTACGCCTCCGAATGCCTGGGCTAAAGAAGAGTCTGCCTGGGACCTAATAGCATTTGGACTAAAAGAAAATTGAACTCTTTTTATATTAGTAGGAATTCTAAGTGCTTTTGCCATACCCGCATTAAATATTCTTTGAAACCCAGATTTGCGAATTGATAGTCCAACAAGGTTGCTGCTAAAAAATCTTCCGTGTGCAAGGTTGAATTGATTTGTTGCTGCTGTTCCGCCAGGTCTTCTTACAGTAACAGATTTACCTTTAGGCATAAATACAGTTTCTCCATCTACCTCAAATACCAGTCTTTGTGCAGATCTAGGTGAAATAACTAATGGTGTTCCGCTTTCCATAATCTGAGCCTTATTTGCAAACACGTGTCTACGTTTTGATTGATTAGATGCTGGAACAAGTGACTTAGATGGTTTAAATTTATATCCTATTTTGAATGAAAGCCCTTCTTGTGACAATAGATTAAGATCAAATAGTCGTGCTGTTTTGCTGCCGACCTTTCTCCATTCATAAACATGGTGTAATGATTTAGGCTTGCTTCTAGCCAAAGCATCAATATATTCCCCAAAGTCTTTGTCTATTTGTGCAAATATTACCGAAGAAAATTTGCTCTGAAATTGTTTGTTTGTGGTAAGTCTAGATATGACTTGAGCATTATAATACATGTATGCCGATATTTGAGCAACAGTAGAGTCTTTAAGAATTTTATTCTGATTGCCGAACATCAATCTTTCTAGTCCGCTGGCGGCCTGAACCAACATTACGCTATTGTCCAATTTGCTGATTCTCCGATCTCTTCATAGATGAGTTATATCCAAGTACTGCTCCAAAAGGATCTGTAATTGGAGTTGTTCCCATGACTTCAAATACTGTCGGAGTTTCTGTTGGAAAATTAATTTCTGACCAAATTACATTACCGTTCTTGTCTCTGATATTTGTTACCTTTTCACGAGCAGTCAATTTTTCAGATGTTCGAACCTGAATAATCTGATCGTTTATATACTTATTGCTAAATATTTGTTTATCGCTTGATCGTGTTGTGGCTGAATTGCTGATAACGCCTTTTGCGTGGCAATCTACAGTTCTGTGATAATTCCATTCACGCTTAATTGCGCCAGTATCTGGGTCTTGTATTTCAGATTGTCTATAGACATCTAACTGCATAGACAAGACAGAGTCTACGATGCTGTTCATTAGATAATCTCTGCTTTGGTTGTTAGTACATAATCTGCAAGCAGGTTATCTGCATAAGCATTACCAGTGCCAGTATATGCATCTCCTGTATATTCAAACTCCCAGTCAAATGTGGATATGTTCTTTACATACTTATTTTTCCACATTGTATCTTTAGAGAAGTAGTCTTTCATTAATTCTGCCGCCGCTTGTTCCACATTCTCAGGAACATAATCCCATCCAAATCTTGCTTGAACCTTATAAGGAATACCAGACTGGAATATTCCAGAGTAGTCATAAATGCTTGGAGGCACCATTCCGTTTGCGATATACACAGCATTGTCTAGTGTGCTAGATCTGTCTACCCTAAGACCAAATTTTGTTTCTGATACATTTACTGCTAGGCCCCAGTTGTTAACTGTAGGTGTAGATAAATTATCTATAAGTAAAATATCTTTTACAAATAGCTTTTGCAAAGAGTTAATTTTGGCTGGAAGCGGTAGAGTATCTGACTCATATCCGTATACAACATATACGTCATCATATAAATAAAAATACTGTCCTGTATACCCCTCAATTTGTTTACGAGCATATCTTTCTGCTTTAATTAAATCTGAGTATGATCTATATCCTGGATCAGATGAATCTGAAGAAAAGCCCATATCTTGAATATGATTAAAATCAACATAAGGGGTTACAACAAAAACATCTTCTGTTTTAACAACAGATGTTCCATCAACGTCATATTCCCACTTTAATCTTAATGTTCTATTTCTATCTGTATAAGCATAAGGCACATTAACGATATATGTTCCTGGATTATTTTCATCCAGTGTTGAAGTAATGGTTGTCAAAAGTGTGGTTGGAAGAATGGCAGGACTTACTGCTGGATCATTTGTTACATCATAAATTTTGACAGTTGGTGCAGAAGTTGCGTTTGTAACGTCTCCATTCCAGAACACCTTATGTGTTATTGGAGATTGTGTATTTATTAATATCTCTGCCATTTTAAAGGCTTAGATTAGTGGTAAAACTCCTGAACCTCTTTAGGGTTAGCTAATCTGAAACCTTCCTCCTTATCAAAAATTTCTTGAGCTGTATCCTTGTCCATAGCGACATATGGATGCTCTCTTGTAAATGTAAATCCGTGAGTTTGATAACTAAAGTTTGCACGTTCCATTTTTACAAGGACTGTGTCTTCTGGATTTGCCTTCTTTGTTTCTGGCTTTGCTAATGTGTCTGTAGCCATATCTTCTTCCTCTTCTAATTTCTCGACGGTCTTTGAATATACCGCCCAGGTTACTCCCTCTTCTGAGAGTGCTGCAATAATATCTGTTTTATTCTTTAAGCCTTCAATTTCTACTCCGAAATCTTCAGCAATCTTTTTTAGTTCAGCGACTTTCAATGTCTCAAATGACATATTGACTCCTATTTCTACTTAAAACAATTATAGCATTGTTAAATTAAAAGGAAAAGCCCCCAAAAATTAATTTAGGGGCTTTTCAGCAGATCTAAATCCTATAAATTAGGAAGCGACCTTAACGTTCTTTACGACAACCCAGCAATCTGCTTGCTCGATCTGTGTGCCAACACGGGTAAACATTGTATATTCAATGCTATCCTTCTTTGGCCAGAAGAAACGGTAGACAGTTACATCACGCTTGATACCAATAACTACGTTATTTGGGAATGTCAAGTGGATGTCACCATGCTGACCTGATGGGCTTGAGTAATCGCCAGTCTGTGCTTCAGGAAGAAGTGGCACTTCAACAATCGGAATACCGAATGCGAATGGTGCTACGAATCCTGCTGGACCACCAAGTGCTACTTGCTGTCCACGGATAACGCTTGATGCGATATCTTCTGGATTTGCTGTACCAGCAGTGATGCTGTTCTTAAACAAGAAATCCTGAATTAGGTTTGACCCAGCAAGGAAGCGAAGGTCATTACGACGTTGCTTGTACTTACGTGGCATAGCCTTAAGTGCTGAATTGAATACTGCACGAGAAACTTCTGCTCCTGCTGCATCAACAACACGACCAGATGCCTTAGCCTTAGCTACAACACCTTGGAATGCTGAAAGGAAACCAGTGCCTGAACCTGTACCATTGAGAACTAGGTCTTCAATGTCGTTACCTGCCTGTGTTGCCATCATACGTGCGATGTGATCTTCGAGATCGGCACCTTCAATATTGTCTTCTAGAGACTCTGTTGAAAGCTCCCAATCTAGGCGAAGCTTCTTTGTTGTAAGAGAGATCTTGGAGAATGTTACTGCTGAATTTGCATATCCAGTGTCGTCTCCTTCAGTAGCAAGAGTCATAAGTCTCTCACCAACTGACATACGATCAATCTCAGTTGTGTCTGCTCTCATTCGGACAGTACGTGCAACTTTACCAATTACGGTAGCGTCGAACATGTAGTCTAGGAAGCGAGCTGATTGTTCTGCATTAAGCAATCCACCGTTGCCGTTTTCGGCTGCACGATGTACGCCTCCTGGGTTTGATCCCAAACCTGTTGTGGAAGCGAATGTAGCTGTAGCAGTTGTACCTGCTGCAATTGCTTTTTCTAATGTTTCATTGCTCATTATTTTATTTTCACCTACCTTTTTTTAGTTAAAGAGTTCGTTTACGGAACCGAGGAAAGAACCGTTCCACTTTGATTTCTTTATTGTTACTTCCTGAGACCCGCCAAGGTCCGAGGACTTCTTAATTGCAGTCTCTGATTCGACTGCGTCAACACGCTTCTCGACTGTGTCGATGGTGTTTTTGATATCTTCTACAGCCTTTGAAAGTGCTGTATGCTGATCTGCCAATTCTGAAATGCGAGTATCTACGCTCTTGCTGAATGTTTCAACAGTCTCTTTGATTGTTGTAACTTGAGCTGCGTTTGCCTCAGATGCCTTAGCTAGGGTGTCTGAGAAGAATCCCTTAAGATCGCCAAGCATCTTTGCAAAATCAGGCTCATCAACCTCAACTTCTGATACGTCGGCTGCTTTTTCCAGAGTTTCGGCAGGAGCGTCTTCTGCTGCTGCAACTTCTGCAGGAGCATCAGCTGGTGCTGCTTCGGCTGGAGCCTCTGCTGCAGGTGCTGTTTCTTCTACTGCTGCAGGAGCTTCTTCAACTGCTGCAACTGTTTCTGTGTTTTCTGACACTTCATTACCTCCTTCTGCGTTTGCCTGTTTTGCAATTGTGTTTGTATCAGGCAACGGTAATCTTGTCTTCTTGAATGAAGCAAGAATTTTATCTATTTCTTTAGCCTTGTTTGTGTCGTTTGACTCAACCCAACCAATTAGTGTGGCTGGATTTCCTGTAACTGGAGAATCATATGAAGAGTCTGTAGAAATGAATATTGAGTCTGACTCCTCACAATAAAATATATTCTCTGTTACAACGTCTGCCGCCAACCCCTTAAAAATAAGTTGTCCATTCATCTTCTGAATAGACAAGATATTGCAAAGTTCATTTGCAGGAGAATCTACAACAGACAATTCTACTAATGAATATTCTTTAATAAATCTTACTGGTTGTCCAGTAGACTTATTAACTTCGTTTTCTGAATCTACAATCTTTCCGCCAATTGAAAATCCTGCTAGTGTACCGTCAAGGATTTTCTCCCATGTATCTTGTGCACCTTTTGAAATGTATGCGTCTACATAAACGCCATTATAAAACTCGCCGCTCTTTGGGTCATAAAATGTTTCTGGTTTAAATGAAACCATTTTGCCAACTGCTGTCGATCCATGCATCTCACGAATGTTTCCACGGAAAGATTCGAATGCTTTCATGCTTGCTTCTTGTGTTACAACATCGCCTGTTTGATCTAGGTTATCAAGGGTTGCAAAGCCTGAGACAGTGCGCTTCTCACGATTGACTTTTGTAAAGGGAACCGAAAGGCGGATATTATCGCCATGCGAGGACCACAAAGATTTCTCAATATTCATATGCTTAATTATATTTATTTACACATCAAAAGGCAAATAAATGGTTGAGTAGGACTACTCGACTTGTCTTCCTGCCCCTTGCTCGTTACGACCCTCTCCAGAAATATCTGGCTGGTTATTTTGACGTTCCTGGGATCTAGCCCTAGTATTTCCAGCTTGAGCCCTTATTTCTGCCTGTTGCTGTGGCTTTAATTGAATAACTTCATCTCCGCCATCTAATGGAACCATACCTTTACGAATACGAATTTCATTTGGAGTAATTACCTGCATTCTCAAATAACGCTCATCAATCTTAGATACTGTATCCTCATCTGTGAGAGCCAATTCATTAAATCGAATTTCTAGAGCATCTGTCATTTCTGAGATTAATCTATTTAATTTCTTCTCTAGAATATCCTGTGCTGGACGACATACCTG